CGGACGCCAACGCAGAGCATTTCGCCCCGCATGGCCTCCTCGATTGCCTCCGCTACGTCGTCGTGGTTGGTGCCGTCGTAGCCGTGCTCCTTCAGGCACGCCTTTGCCTCCCGTGAGAGGTGGCGGCCTTCTCCTTCTTCCGCGCAGAACTGGTGGGCCTCGTAGGCCGCGGCGATGGCCTCCGCGTGCCCCTGGGCGTTCTGTTCGGCGTGGGTCAGTTCGGTGGTGTTCATGGGTGGTGGGTGGTGGTGGTTGGTCGCTGCTTGGAGGGCAGCAGAGAAGCCGAGGGCAGGGCCCAGGGCCTCGGTGCTGTCGTCAGGCGGTGAACGTCGATTCGACGCGGCAGGAGTGGTAGGCCGGGAGCTTGCGGCTGATGGCCTTGGCAGCTGCCTTGGCGTTGCGTTCTGCTCCTGGCCCCCACCAGACGCGGCGGCCTTCGTGCCATGGGGCTGGATCAACGAAGGCGGTGGGGTCGAGCTCGTTGGTGACAACGAGGAAGTATTCGAGGCAGCTCATTTGCGTGTCGGTGGTGGTTGGTCAGGGGCCGGGCCATTCAGCGGGCATCGCACGCCCGCGGATCAGGCCCAGCTCCGGTCGGTCAGGCGCACCAGGCGCCAGCGGCTTGGTCAGCCAGCCCAAGGCCAGCCCCAGGGCCAGCCCATAGGCCGCCAGTGATGCGCCGCGCATCAGTACCCCAGCCACGCCAGCAGCGCCTCGGCGTTGCGCTCGTCCAGGTGGACAGCGCTCACCCCGTGGTCGTCCGCATACACGTCGCTCAGGGTGAACCCGTGCTCGCCCAGCAGTTGCACCGCGTCGGCGCGGGTCAGGTTGCCGTAGCCGTCCGCGTAGGACAGCACCGACTCCTCGTAGCTATTCATCGGTCTAGGTGCGGTGGTGGTTGGTCAGACCGCCGCAGCCCTGGCGCAATGCGCTACAGCCCCGTGGCGGTCCTGCTGCCATCCTGCATGATCTCCACGGGGGCGGAGCGGATGCCTGGTGGCGCACCTGCCAATCTGTAACAACTCTTTACGTTGCCCCGTGGCGCCAGCCTACCGGCGCAGGCCCAGCGGCGCCAGCACCCCCACCCCACCAGGCCGGACAGGCCCACCAGCAGCCCCCAGCGGATGTGCAATCCGCTGAGAACCCAGCCGCCACCAGCCCAGGCCCCAGCAGGCTGCAGGCCGGCTGCAACCAGGCCCGCAGGGCCCAGCAGCCACCAGCAGAAAAGAGAGGGGGTGCAGGGGGGAGCTGCGGCCCGCACGTACTGGGCACCCCACCACATCACGCGACCCAAAAATCGGCCCCTGGGTCTGGACCGGATCTAGCCAGGGTCAATACGGGGGTGGAGTGGGGTTTGGGTCGGGACGATGTTGGGAGTGTGCCCACCCTGGCGGAGGACGTCGGGGGTGGAGCGGAGTGAAGACGGTCTTGCGTGGAGAGGGAGACGTCTGGAGGCGGGGTGGGAGGGCTACGCCGGATGTTTCTGGAGATCTCTTCCTACCTACCAGTAGAGATATCCAGAGGAACTGTGAAACGGCCCAGTGGTGGAGCGGAGTTCTACGGGGGCGAGTAGTAAGCCTTTATGATTTGAGTGCATGAGATCCCTTCCGGCAACAGGGGTCGGATCCTGAAGCCGGTATTAAGGGGATCTCGCCAGTGTTATGCGCCACTGACTGCATGAACCCTATCGAATCTGACGGCGAGGACTACGTCATGCTCCACAGGCAAGGTCGAGAGGCTTGCGCGGAGCTGTTGAAGGAGCGGAAATTGCTCCCCCGCGATCTGGCGGTGCTCTGGGGTCTGACCATCCATCTGCACTGGCGCAGTGGCCGGGTGAAGGTGACGGCCAAGTGCCTGGCAGAGCAGCTGGGGATGCGGATCCAGGACGTCACCAACTCGCTGAAGCGGTTGCGGGACAACCTGGTGATCAGCAAGGCCTACGACCAGACCACGGGCGAGACCTACTTCTTGTTCAACCCCTGGTACATCTCTGTTGGTGGGGCAAAACGCCGCGGCCACATCCACCGTCAGTTCACGGATTCACTGGAGTGAGCCAAGCAAGGCCGATAGCCTGAAGTGAACTGCTCTACACCCGTGTATTTGTCCAACACAGAGCGGGAACGCCTTGGTCTGTTTGGTTTTGGCTCTGATGTTCCTGATGACGTGGTGGCCGCAGCTGAAGCGGCGCTGGCATCGCCTTGTGGAGGTGCTTGTCCTGCCCCAGCGGCGAAGACCACGAAGCGTGCACGCAATAAGGCCGGTGAATACGTCGGTGACGACCCGGCGACGGCTGAAGTGAACGAGGCCTATGAGGCTGGCTAAGGTCATGTCGCTCACCCAGGTGGTGCTGGGAGGCCCGCTAGCGCTTCGTTCTTGCGGACGTGCTGGTGGTTGGTCGGGAGCCCCTTCTGCCTGCGTGGCGGGAGGGGCTTCCACATGAGCTGGACGCCGATCCCGCCGGAACTGGGTGTTGGGCGGTTCCCATATTTCTTCTGCTACATCCTGCGGGAGCTGGGGTTGGCGGAAGTGCCGACCAAGCAGCAGCTGCGGATCTGCGATTGGCAGGAGAACGGCCCATCCCGTCAGATCACGGTGGGGTTTCGTGGTGTGGCGAAGTCAACGATCGCCGCGGCCAGGGCATTGCACCGCCTGCGGATCGATCCGTTTAACGAGAAGGTGCTGATTCCAGGTTCCACAGCGGAGAAGGCGCTGGAGATCACCACGTTCATGGCGCGGTGCATCCGTGACATCGACATCCTGCGGTGCCTGGAACCACGCAATGACGGCCGCAGCAGCACCAGGGCGTTTGATGTGGGCCCTGCAGTGGTGGATCAGAGCCCGAGTGTCCGCGCTGTGGGAATCCTGTCGCCGTCATTGACCGGCAAGCGCTGCACGATCGCCATCCCGGACGACATCGAGACCCTGAACAACTCGATCACACCGCTGAAACAGGAGCGATTGGCCGCGGCCGTGACCGAATTGGAGGCGATCCTAAAGCCGGATGAGGGCCAGGAGCTGCCGCGGATGATCCAGTTCCTGGGTACGCCTCACCTGGAGACGTCGCTGTACCTGCGGCTGGTGCGGGAGCGGAATTATTCGATCCGCTACTGGCCGGCGCGGTATCCAGATCCCTCTGATGCCGACCAATGGGACTGCTACGAGGGTCATATTGATCCTGTGATGGCAGCTGAGGTCGAGGAAGACCCGTCATTGGTGGGTCAACCGACTGATCCAGAGCGTTTTGGGCACGAGGAGCTGCTGGGCCGCGAGATGCGGATGACCAGGGCGTCGGTGCAGCTGCAGTTCCAGCTGAACTGCCGCTTGTCGACCCTGGATCGCTATCCGATCCGCCTTGGCGACCTCATCGTGCTGCCGCTGGACGGCAAGGCGCTGCCGGAGGTGGTGGCGTGGTCGTCGGGAACGGAGTACCGGATCCAATCCATCCCGTGTGTGGGCCTTGGCGCGGACCGGTACTACCACTCACCGGCCGTGATTCAGGGCTGGTTGCCCCAGGAAGAGACCTGGCGGTGCGTGCTGGCCATTGACCCGTCCGGTCGCGGCAGCGACGAGCTGGCGTGGGCCGTGGTGGCGGAGCTGAACGGCAACCTGTTCGTGCTCGAGAGCGGTGGCACCACCCGCGGCTACGAGGAGGAGGTGCTGGTTCACCTGGCGAACGTCGCCAAGCGGTGGAAGGTGAACTACGTCATCCCGGAGCCGAACTACGGCGATGGCATGTTTGCCGCGTTGCTGAAGCCGGTGATGTTGCGGATCTGGCCTTGCACGGTGGAGGAGCCGCCCAGGAGTGCCGGACAGAAGGAGAAGCGCATCGTTGATGTGCTCGGGCCGCTGAGTCAGCAGCACCGGCTGGTGTTCAACAGCGAGCTGGTGCAGAAGGACTGGAATGGCGCGGAGCGAGACCCCGATACGGGCCACCAGCGGTCCTTGATGTACCAGATGAGCCGGATTACGGCTGATCGGGGCTGTCTTACCTACTACGACCGCATCGACGCACTGGCGATCGGCTGCTCATGGTTTGTTGAGGCCGCTGCTCAGGACCAGGTGAAGGCGCAACAGCAACGCGCCGACGAGATCGAGGACTGGTCCAGGCAGGCCTGGATGGACGAGACAGGGGCCAGCGTGGATGCACTGGCCCTGGGCTTCCGCCCGATGGCCCGCAGCGCCGCTTACGGCGGTGTCAGGCGGCGCTAGGTGGGCGGATCGGCACCACTTTGACCTTCTGCTCGAGCTCAGCGAAGTTGAGCTTGCCGGACATGCGCGCCAGATCGGCGGTGGGTGTTTCTGGCATGGCCGCGGCGGTGATGGCGTTCTGCTTCAGGAGCTGCAGCGCTTCGCGGCGGGCGTTCTTGTCGCCATTGCGGAGGTCGTCCAGGATTCCATGCGCCACTTCGGCGTGGATGTCCTCCAAGACCTCTCGGAGATCGTGGTTTGCCACGTTTACATGGGTGGAGAGCTTTCCCCATCATGCCGATCGAGGAAGTCCAGTTCACTGATCCGCGATGGCTGCAGTTCTGGGACAACTACAAGGGGCTTGAGCATCAGAAAGATGCGATCAAGAAGCTTGGACGGCACATCAAAGATGCCGATCCAGGGCTGCTGACCGAATCAGCGGAGTGGGTCAATGACTGGCGCAATGCCGGGGATATCGAAAACACCTGGGGCGGCATTGAAGCGGCGGCCAGGAAGTACGGCAGCCGCTATCCAGAGCTGGTGGCAGCGCAATGGCGGCTCGAGAGCGGCTCTGGAAAGCACATGAGCGGGAGAAACAACCCGTTCGGGTTGAAGGGGCCAGGCACGAGCAGGCAGACGCAGGAGGTGGTGAACGGGAAGACGATCACGATCCGCGATTCGTTCGTTGATTTCGACTCCCTGGATGCCGCAGTCAAGTACATCGTGGAGCGGTGGTATCTGGACTGGAAAGACCACAAAGGCGTGAACCGTGCGCCTAACCGCGACGAGGCCGCCAAGGAGCTGCAGCGCCAGGGTTACGCCACGTTGCCGGCCTACAGCCAGCGTCTGATTGCGCTGATGGATGCAGAGCGGCCGCTGCGACGCCCGGCCCTGCTGAAGAACCCGCTGGCAGTGAAGTGGCAAAGCCAAAACGACAACAAGAGCGGCAGCGGCTACCGCGAGTGCTTCTCCTCCAGCTGCGCCATGCTCGCCATGTTCTGGGGCAAGGTGGCGAACGACGACGCCTACAACGCCGTCCGCCAGAAGTTTGGCGACACCACATCAGCAGAAGCCCAGCTGGCGGCGCTGCGGTCACTTGGGCTGCGGGCTGATTTCTTCACCAACGGCACGCCAGTGGCCCTCGAGCGCGAGATCGATGCAGGTAGGCCTGTCGCTGTTGGTTGGCTGCACAAAGGCCCTGTGACGGCCCCCAGCGGCGGCGGGCATTGGTCCGTGATCATCGGCTACACCGATGCCGCCTGGATCCAGAACGATCCAAATGGCGAGGCCATGCTCGTTGGCGGCGGCTACGCCAACAACACCAAGGGAGGCGGCGTGGTTTACAGCCGCAAGAACTGGAATCCGCGCTGGATGCCGGGCGGCTCCGGTGGCTGGTATCTCACCTGCAAGCCATGAAACGCGAACGACTGCACCTCAGCCAAACCACAACGGTTGAGACCGGAAAGGACTGGAACGGGCGTTTCTTCATTGCATACGACAAGGGCGCCTCGGTGTTCCTGCGTTGCCCGATCGCGGTCAGGAAGTGGCTCAAGCTGCCGGCCAAGATCCCCATGCGCGAGTCCTATGACAGCTGGATCGCGTCTCTGGAAGCGGCCGACACCAAGCCATCTCCCAATTTGGAGCAAGTTAGGAGTTCCGCGCTCGATGAGAGCGACCCGAACCACCAGACCAGGACGGTGATCTAGCGCTTCACTCTGGGGCTGATGATGCCGGCCGCCACTTCGATCACCCGGTAGAACTTGACGAGGAGCCGGGTGTACTCGTTAAGGGCCTTGTTGTCCTTGGGCGTGGGGGTCATGTTGACCACCACCAGGGCGACGCCGTGGATGGCAATGGCCAGGGCGACGTAGTCGGAGAGGTGATTCATCTCATGGCTGGCGTTCAACTCTGCGCAGCCGCTCCTCGTGGTCCTGGAGCATCTCCTTGATGCCCTCGAGGATGGTGCTGGTGCGCGCCTCAAAGCGCCCCAGCCCGTTAGCGATCTTCCAAAGCGCGGCGACACCAGAGCCGCCGAGTCCGATTAGGGCAACGACAGTCGCTGGATCCACGTCAAGACGTCTGCACCCCTGCAGACTATCGGCCTGGTCTATGCCGGCAAACCCAGGCGTAGATCTCTGGGCGGTGTTCAGGATTGCAGCGCCAAAGCAGCTGCCTCACATACCGCAGGCTTGCCGTGTCCTTGGCGTGGCTGAGGTAGGCCATGGTCGTCTCCAGGCTGCAGCCCGCCGCGGCCTTGCGTTTCAGGCGCCTGAGCGAGCGCTTGCGGATCAGCTTGTAGGTGCGCCAGTGGCGGTAGCCAACCCAGTCCACGCCGTCATCCACCCAGCCCACACCGCTCTTGTTGTTGAGCCTCATGCCCAGCTCCTCCACCTTCTGCGCCATCGCCTGGTGGGCAGCGTGGGCAGCTTCCGCGGTCTCGAACAGGGTGATCATGTCGTCGCAGTAGCGCAGGTAGGTGTCGAGCTTCAGCTCGCGCCGGACGAAGTGATCGAGGGGGTTGAGCGCCATGTTGGCCATGATCTGGCTGGTGCTCGCGCCGATGGGGATGCCGCAGTCCCCACCGTTCACCGTGATGTAGCGCCACAGCAGAGCAAGCGTTGGCTTACATTTGATGTGACGGCGCATCTCGGCATAGAGCGCTTCGTGGTTGATGCTGTAAAAGAACTTGCTGATGTCCAGGCTGAGGTAATACTTCCAGCGACGATCCTTCAGGTAGGTGTGGAACTGCTGGCTGCAGCGATGGGTGCCGCGGCCAATCAGGCAGCTGTAGGTGTGAGCGATTAACCGCTGCTGCAGGGGCACACGCAGCACGTTGCAGACGGCGTGCTGCACGATGCGATCCTCAAGGAAAGGCGCTTGGATCAGCCGGGGCTTCGGGTCCTTGATCCAGAACTCATAGTGCGGTCGCGGACTGTATCGACCGTCTAGCAATGTCCGCTCCAGGCGCGACAAATTAACCGCCAGATTGCTTTCGTACTGC